AATCTAGTTTGCTATTTTTTTTCTTCCAATTAAAATATTCCATCTCAACCTTTTTTATTTCTGGAATCCATATGGGTAAGTTTAAATCATACACTAGCTTCTCTACGTCCATTGTTTTAACTCTAGCTAGATTAATTAATTTCAAATGATCTTGATCTATTTTACTTTGCATATCGTAATCACTTTCTATTTCCCCATAAACATTAAAGCCAATACCACAGTCTTCTGAAAACTTTCTGTATTGAGCAGAAGACATTACTTGTGGTGCTCCTATCTTTTCATAAGCTAAACTATGTAGTGTTCTGTATTCAATTTTTTTATTAGGAAATAAAGCTTCTCCTCTTTCTTTTGCTTCAACAGCTGCTTTCTTTGTAAAGGCAAAGTAACCTATCTCTTCCGGAGCAGCATTATATTTCTCCAAACATTCTCTTACTATCTCAAGTAAACGAGTTGTCTTACCAGTTCCAGGTGGCCCAAATATCTTTGTTCTCAAAATGGTGTCTCCTCTGGTTGACTATTCTTAGTGCTAGTATCCAGTTTAATAGTTCTCATCTTAGGATCATCTACGACTCTTACTCTAACACTAAGTCTTATATGCTCATCCTTTTTAATTTTAATCTGTCTTTCTTCTGCTTTAATAGTAAAGCGTAAAGTTTTATATAAAATGTTTTGATCAATCTTAAAGCCAGCATTCTTAATATATTCTTCCAATACTTCTGCTTTAAAGAATATCTTACCATCATTAATGTAATTCTTTCTTTGTAATAACACATCTTCATTTTCTGAAGAACTTGGCCAACGAATTAAAAAATCATTAAACAAAGATTTAAATCTTCCAACGAACTTATCTTCTTCAGAAACTTCTATAATGTTTAAACTTCCCTCAGCCATCATTGCATTAACTGTATCAATCCAATCAGATTTTTTCATTAAAGGAGGCATGGTATGTAATACTTCCATACATCTTCTTTGAAACTTTTCAAACATCTGTAACTGTTCTGTAGTTAATTCTATTCTTGAATCATCTACATCCATAAACCATAATGGTGGATCTGTTTCTACAACTGTAAGATTACCAAAAGTTGGATGATCTGGAGTACCCACACCAAATTCTTTTTTAACACAAGCTTTCTTATCGCAGAATTTTTCTAAAGGATCTTTATTGCACTGATAGTTATATTCTTTTTCTTTTGCTGAAGCGATAATGTTGTTTAGTTCTGTATGTTCTAGCTTTGGTTTGAAGTATTGTTCATTTACTTTACTTACTTCATTCTCCCAATTTTCTTTCTTTGTTTTAATAAAGTAAACACAAATATTAAACATAGTGTTATTGCGTTCTCCTTTACCCACAGATCCTTTTGCAAGAATAGCATTCAAGCAAGGTGGGCCACCAGCTAATATTTCGTCTGGATCTTTAATTGTTAAGTTATTAAATTGTTCTTTTGTTAATTTGTATTTGTCATACAGTTGAAAAAATTCTTGTAAGCTTGCAGCTGATCCATCATCATTGAAAGCATAACGCATACCAATACCATATGGAAGATTAAGCCAGTTACCTGTATCGCCACGATCACTTCTTATTTCTGTTTGCTTTGGAAATATTTCTGATCCTGGATATCCTATAGATAAAGCACACTCTTTTAATTTCTGTTTCATCTCCGCTGCTTTAATTCCCTCTGGAACAAACATAAAGATATGCATGCCTCCACTCTTCGAGCGACACGGAACAAGGGGCAACTCTAGTTTTCTTATCTTTGTAATAACTTCTTTGTAATCTATTGGATAAATATCTACATCAATAACTCCCCAACAACATGTGTTGTCTTCTCTGATTGGAATGATGCCTATTGAGTAATGTGTTTTTTCTAAATGTGATTTATAAATATCTAACGTTACTGGTTTAGTTACAGTCTTTAGGATACCTTCTTCTTTGCCATTTCCCTTTTGAGAATTCTTTGGCTGATAATATCCATAGGCTCTATCTAAACCAGTAAATATCTGGCTAAATTTTATAACTTCTTGTTCTAACATATATTGATAGCCCCCTCGTTAGAGGGGGCTAAGTGCAACTAAAATGCTGCGGTTGTTTTTTCTACTTCTTCTCTATCTTCTGGCTTGATTTTAGTTTCGCCTTTAGCAATGCTTTCAGCAAATAATCTAGCTTGTTGATAGATGTTCATGTCGGTTACTGTGCTTTTTTGTTGCGTCTTGATAGAATCACTATCTTCAAACGCAAAGTTCACATCCCAACCAATCCATGTACCTCTTTTATTCTGTTCTTTAACAGTCTTAAGTTTGTACATGATTGTATATATCGGAGGTTGGAAAGAACCTTGTTCGTCTTTAACGAACACACTTCCCATCATAGCATTCCACTTCTTAGCTTTTTTAAGCTGAGTAGATTTCATGCTAACAATACCTCTATCAATATATTCAAGGTTGTCATTTAGAACTAAAACAAAGTAATTATAATTTGTTTCAATATAAGTACCGGACTTAGTTCTATCTTTGTTGAACTCATCACGAACAGTTTGTGAAAGGATATCGCTGTTAGCATCATAAATTCTAACAGGGCCTCCACTTCCTGTACCGATATCATTCCATTCAACGTACTGCTTAACCCAAGCACATGGAACTACAATGATTCCAGAGTTACCGTCATAAAGTTTTTTGGTAACTGTATTAAAGATCATTCCAGGTTTTGCATCTGGAAGTTCATTAATTTCTGGAGATGTAGCCATAAGCGCTTTGAGCCTAGGCGTTGTTACATCTTCGGATGATAGTTTGATAGCGTGTTTAGAGTCTTGTCTCAACAACGCTGAGTTTATAACTGCTACTGAGCCACTATTGACTTTTGTAGCAACTGCCGCTTTTGGAGCAGCAGGTTTTTCTTTTAGTGTTTGCATCGTTTTTCTCCTTTGTTACATGTTTCATATTTATACGAGTTTTGTTTTATTGGACACGTACAAACCAAATTCTTCTGGGAGGGACACACCTTTTACAGTTTGTTCTTCCGCAAAAGCTGACAAAGTTTTCCAGTGAACATCTTCTTTGTGTTCCGCATTCAAACCTTGCCTTGCGATAAACTCTTTCAAAGCTTTAGTCTTAGCATCATCTCCCATATTGAAGACAATGTTAAAATTATTTTTGATCAAGTCACCGTAGTTATTTTGCCTTAACCAGTTAAAGCAAAATTCTTTATACTCGTCTTTTATACGAGCGCGATATTCTACCTTAGTTGTTACTTTAGTTCCATCTTTTAATACGACGGAAGAAAGATTTTTTTCATGTAGTATCGCAGGAATTATTTCCTCAGAAAGTTTTCTTTCACTTTCTTTTAAATCTTTAAGTTGCTCTTCAAGATCTTTTATTTGTCTATTAACATCTCTAAGATCTTGACAACGCATACCTAAAGTTGACAAAGAATTATCATCTAAGTTCTTTAGACTATCTTGTCTTGCTTCTTGTAGTACATTGTTATTCATTCTATTTTCTCCTTTGTTGTCTTACTATGTATCACTCCTATCATGTAAGTCAAGCTGTATTGGAATATATTTTTGCTGTGAGTTAATCCATTTCAATAATTTTATTTTTCCATTATTAATTTGTGATGCTACCATACAGGTTGCACCTATAATTGCAGGATCACCCATTAGTAGTATATAATCATTATCTGAAAATGTAGCTAACTTTCTTTCTAATCTTTTTATTGTAGGTGCGGGTGAAAACATTATCTGATGACCATTGGGTAATAGTATTTCTATTTCTCCATATTGAAGAGCACCAGTGATATCTCTTTTATCTTGTTCTTGTGTTACGTAAACTTTAGCCATAAATCTTTTTTCTTTGTACTTGCATATAGTTTTTAAAATGCTATATGTCAATTAGAATTAAGATATATGGAAAATAAAAACAAGTCAACAATGGGTGACTACCCATTTAAAATAGAGCCTTACAAGCATCAACTACAAGCCTTAGGATGTTCGTGGGATCAGAAAAATTTTGCTTTGTTTATGGAGATGGGAACAGGCAAAACAAAAGTTATCATTGATAATATAGCTATGCTGTATGATCAAGGTAAGATTGATGGTGTTATTATTGTCGCACCTAAAGGAGTGTATCGTAACTGGGAAAGAATAGAAATTCCTAAACATATGCCAAGCCATGTAAGATATAAATTATCTGTATGGACTCCACCAAGTAATAGATCCGATAAGAGTGAAGATAATTTAAATCAAATGTTTCAAGTAGATGATGATCTACATATTCTTCTTATGAATGTAGAAGCATTCTCTTCTCAGAAGAGTGATGGAAAAACCGGAACAGATTTTGCTAGAAAGTTTTTAATGTCTCACAAGACAATGTTTGTAGTGGATGAGTCTACTACAATAAAAAGTCAGAAAGCAACTCGTACCGCTAACATTTGTAAAGTAGGTATCCATGCTAAATATAAAAGAATTATGACTGGATCTCCAGTAACTAAATCTCCATTAGATTTATATACGCAATGTTATTTTTTAGATCCTGAACTATTAGAGCAAGGAAGTTATTATGCTTTTCAAAATAGATATGCCATTCTAAGAAAGATGAACGGCCCATATGGTAAGTTCACAAAAATAATTGGTTATCAAAACTTAGAAGATCTTACTAAATTATTATCTCGTTTTTCTTTTAGATGTTTAAAAGAAGATTGTTTAGATCTACCAAATAAAATTTATATACAAAGAAATATAGAACTTACAAAAGAACAAGTGAAAGCTTATGAGACTATGAAGAATTATAATATCAGTTTGTTAGAAGAAGGTGGTCAAGTTAGAGCATTGAATGTTCTTTCACAAATTATGAAGCTACATCAGATAACTTGTGGTCATTTAAAAACAAATGAAGGAAGTATTGTAAAGTTAGAGAACAATCGTGTCAATGAACTATTAAATATATTAGATGAAACAGATGGTAAAGTTATTATCTGGGCTGTATTTAGAGAAGACATACAATCAATTACAGAAGCGATTAGAAAACATTTTAAAGATGAAGAGATTGCAGAATCTTTTTATGGAGATACAGCAGATAAAGATAGACAAGACATTGTAGCTAAGTTTCAAGATCCAAACTCAAGCTTAAAGTATTTTGTTAGCAATCCTAAAACAGGGGGATATGGTTTAACTTTAACTGCAGCAAACACTGTTGTGTATTATTCTAACTCATATGATTTAGAAGTAAGACTACAATCAGAAGACAGGGCGCATCGTATAGGGCAAACGAAACACGTGACATACATAGATATGATTGCTGAAGACACTGTGGATGATAAGATTGTAGATGCATTAAAAAGAAAAATTAACTTAGCAAGAGATGTAATGGGGGAGGAACTAAAAGAATGGTTGAAATAATAAATAAGTTTACTTATCAAAAGATATCTAGAAGCAGTAGTGAAGAGACCGGAAGAACTTATGTAACTGAAGAAGGACAGAAACTTCCATCGGTTACA